CGAAGAGCTCTTCGCCGCCATCGGCGCATTACTCGACCTAATGGGCGAGGCGGGGGTGCCAGTACCCGTGCACGAGATCGCCGCCATACTGGGGCGCATCTCGGACAGGGTTGGCGCACCCGGCGTCGAGCGGCAGAAGAACGCGTGGGCAATCCTACGACGTCGCAACCTTGACAGGCTGCGACGCGTGGACTGGCTGACACTCTCGCTGCGCGAATTCGCGCAACAGGAGGAGGACCGCGGGGGCCCTCTCGCAACCATCGCGAAGAACTTAAACGAGTTCCACGTGGGTGGCCCACCGGTCTCAGGCGCGGACGTTTTCCGGCGCCTGCAGTTCCTCCCTGCGCGACCGCGAGTGAGCGATGTGGAGCTAAGCTTCCCATCGCTCCTCGAGACCGTAGCGAGCGTCGAGGACCCTACGCTAACAGCCCGGGTACACAAATACCTGGAGATGGGGGGCCGACCCGCGATCGACGGGATGTGGATGAGCACGGACTCGAACCGCATCGCGTCCATCGAGCGATACTTCGCCCCCGCCCGCCGCGCTGGCCCCGCAGAGCGGGACCTGGCACACGAGGTGGCCCGCGCACTCTACGAGGCGCACACACCGGCGTTCAAAGCGCCGGGGGTGGTGCGCCCGGAGACGGTGCGGGACTTCCTCGTGAAGAAATACTCGCCTGGCCTCCCTTTCATCGGGAAGTACAAGCGACGCTCCGAACTGATCGCGAGCGGGTGGATGGACTCAATTATCCAATCCACCTACGCGCGTCTAGAACGGGGTGAGTACCCCCCGCAGGCATACCACGAGTTCGCAAAAATGCAAGTCGTGGATGCGGCGAAGGTGTCGCGCCCAGGAAAACTCCGCACGGTCGTCGCGCAGGACCTTTCGTCCTACTTCATCGACCAGGTGTATCAACTGGAGCGCAACAAACGGCCAATGTGGGGCCCCGCCAACATCGGGATCGGGGCTCCCATCACTGGTGCGTACCTGGGGGAAGTCTTCGGAACGGTGGCACGCCGCGAAACCATTTTCGCGGCGGATGTGACCGCATTCGACGCCAACTGCCCAGAATTTGTCTTCCTCGTCCTGACGCGCCTGGCAGAGCTGGGCGCGCAGGACGGGGGGATCCCCGAAACAGCGAGCGCGCTGCGACAAAAATACGTCGCAATGCAAAACGCTGTCATCGTGGACCTACCCACCGGCCTCGTCTTCGAAAAGAAGCGAGGGGGCGGGACAGGGCAAAGTGCCACGTCCTGGGACAACACCTGGGGCATGCGCGCACTAATGGTGGCAGCCTGGTCAATCGCGACCGGGCTGCCACCAGGCGATTTCTACACGTACAACACCGTCCACAATACCGGGGACGATAACGTGTGGGGAACGGACTCCGATCTGGACGCGGACACACTGGCGAAAATCTTCGCCGAGGTGTTCGGGCTGGATCTCCGCATTGAGGGGCGCGGCGCTATCACCGACCTCACATACCTGGGTCGGCGCGCCACGCTGGCGGAGCCGTACGCGCACGAAATCCGGCGCGTCCGCGAGGTGGTGCCGAAGTACACGAGCGTGGCGGACCGGGAACAACTCCTGACCCGCCGCGGCGCATACATTTCACGGCGCTCCGGCTCTCCGCAAGGTGAGCTCGGAGAGTACCTCCTCTCGCGCGATGTGGGACACGCGATGCTAACCGCGCACGATCGCGAACTATACGACATGATCGCCACCGAGTGGATGGAGGACGCGCAATTCTATGCGCGAACTCGCATCCCATTGACGTTCATCGTCGAACGCGACGAAGCCGGACACATCGAGTCGGCCCGCGTAAGTCCGGGTGCGTCTACGAAGCACACCCGCGCACAGGCGGGGGCGCTCCGCAGCTTGCGGACCTCCCTAGCGCTCCCCAGCTACCAAAAAGTGCTGGAGGTGCACTACGCCGACCGACCCATCCCGCCAGCGTTGTCTCCCTTCCGTTACGCAACTCAGCGCCCCTCAATCGAGGCGCGAGTGCGCGAAGTAATAATAAACTTCCGGTATGGGTTGTATTCGAGCTTGCCGAGCGCGATCCTAAGGCTCGCGCCCTTGGCCCGCTCCGCGCCGTTCTCGGCGATCTTCTATGCGTACGGCTACCCCACGGAAAAATTCACGTGGCGGAAGATGTACGACGAAGACGCCGAGGTGAGCGCGAACGACTTTCGGAGCCGGCTGCGCTTGTCCCCGTACTCCGTCGCTACGGACCCCTCCGGGTTCCTGTGGTGGCTAGAGATTGCCGGGGTAAAGGAGACGGTCGTGGCGAGTGACAAGCGCGTCCTAAAGGGGCGCATGGTACTCACCACGGCCGCATACCTCCTTGTCACGGAGGTGTTCGACCGCGCACGCCGCTGGCCGATCGTCGGCCTGCTCGTCGAGTCGTGGCAAATCTACACGCAGGATCTATCCCGCGTGTACGCCGCCGCGAACACGATCTACTGGCTCGAGACCGCGACGAGTAGCGCGGCCATCTCGTCCTTGATGCCCAAGGACCCCTACGCAACGCACAAGCAAATTGCGGTCACGTTGGGGACGCTAGCGCCGGAGTGGCTGTGCCTAACAGCATCAGCGACGCCGACGTGGGTAGGGAGCGAGATCGCAAAAGCGATCGCACGCTTCCGAACATGGACGGTAGGCCGCAACTTAGACCTTGCGTACAAGGACCCGCCCAAAAATGAGTGGGTGACCTACACGCAAGAGACCATCCTCCCGCGGCTCGCTATGCGAGACGCGCGAGGAACCACCCTCGTCGCGGAGACCGGGACGGGGAAGTCCACGGCGCTCGTTGCTGCCCTAAAAGGGCACTTCTCGCGCATTTGGGTTCTCCAGCCCCGGATTGTACTCCGCGACGAGTACGCAAACCCCTGGTGGGCGGACAACGACATCGTCCGCTTACGCCGGGGGGTGCGTGACTCGGGTGAAGGCCTAGTCGTGTGTACCTACGGGTACGCACGAGCGCTGATCTCCTCCGGGGCGGGCCCTGCGGAAGGTGACCTCACGATATTCGATGAGGCGCACGAAGTGGAGCCCGATATGGGTGTGGTGTGGCTGAAACTGCGGGGCCACTGCGCCACGCTCCTGCTTTCAGCAACTCCCCGCACCCTATACTGCCCGGAGGCGACGACACTCGTCGCGCCCATCCCGCGCCGGTTCGAAGAGCCGGTGCCGGTGCGACTCAGCCTAGGCCCCATGGACCTATGGCTTGAGGCGCACCGGGACCATCCCGACGCGGCCAAACGAGCCCTGATCGTGGTCGCTGGCATCAATGAATGCCACGCGATCGCGGAAGAGCTCGTGATAATGGGCTACGAGGCGCATGCGCTCACGCGCATGCGTCGCGAAGTACCACGCTCCGGGATTATCGTCGCGACACAAATCGTCGACGCCGGGCTGAACATCAGGCCGCCCGCTCTCGTCCTCATCGACGGAGGTGAGCGAGTGGCCCGAGACAAAGGCGTGCTGGCGAAACGCGCTAGCGACCCGCTCACCAGCAAACAACGCTGGGGGCGAGTGGCGCGCGAAGCCGCAGGCTGGATCTACGCGCATCCTCGCGCAGGTACAGGCCCCATCACCACGCCCTATCCTAGCTGGACAAGCGTGTGTGGTGATCGCGCCGCGAGAGGTTTCCTCTTCGCGACCTTGGGGATCACAAACCCACTCAAGGAGTGGCCCGCTGGACTCGCCTCCGCAATCGACCCGCACATGCGGATCGCTGTGGAGGACCTGAGCCCAAGCGGTCACCCCCTCGAACGGGACACTCTGGTCGCCCTCGCCGCGATGTGGTGCTTCAGGTGTGAAAACGACACCGAGAAGGCCGCTGCGGACGTGTACGACCGGGTGCAACTCTTCGGCTGGGGGGAACACGAGAATGGCGTGCGGACAATGATCCATTCACGGCTAGGCTCCAACTTTTTGGTGCCACGTGCCGTGATCACGCCAGCTCTCGAACTCATGCCATTCGAAGTGCTCGATGGCGACATCCCACGCCGCGCTAGTAGCGTGGCGATTCGGGAAGGGAAGGTTACCCCGCGATAGGGGACCGCAAGCACACCCCGTACGGGCGCACCCGCGCCCAGGGGCCGGTAGGGGGCCACTGGCTAAACCGGGGGGCGAAAGCCCTGACCCATTTCATTAAACTACACGAGCGAGTGAGGGTTTAAATCCCCGTCACTCTGGAGGCCGAAACGCCCAACAATCGTGAATTCATGTACCCTAGTGGGCAGGGGGACGACTTTTTCTTCGTTCCCGCGCCACGCGCGCACAAAAAAAAAAAAAC